AAATGCTTCCAACGCAAAAGGAAGCAGATTTAATATTAGTATTGGAAATGTTAGCAGATAACCAGTTTCGGCTGGAAGTAAATCTACTAAAAATGTAGCAAATTGTTTTGACACGATGTAAGGGTCTTTAGGTTGTATTCTAGATATTTCACGAGAAGATTTACCTGTAGAATGCCAGTACATTGTGTTAGCAACACCATAGACTTTGTTGAGTCCAACAAAGCTCCATATGAATAGTTTATAAAATGATCCGATGAATGGTACTCCGAGGAGGAACCACTCACCGAAACTAGCTAACATATAGATAAGGCTGATGCACATTGCCAAACCTTGGAATTTCAAAACATCTTCATTTAAAAGATTCTCTTTGTATTCTTTTCCTTTAAGTTGATCCATGAAGTAAAATGGATCACAAGTTCCTGCATAAGGACCTTCCTGTAATCTGGAAATGAATTCAGAAGGGGTGATCTCCTCTTCTTTAGATTCTTCGAGCATCTTTAGATAAACAAATTTTTCGATGTACATATTCTTAGTGTAAAAAGGGATTTCTGGGTATAGCATGTCTATCGACCCATTAAACTTCTTACTCCAAGAATCAGGAATTGCTTCGGTTAGACGGAATAAGTAATCAACCCCTTCTGCAAGGATTTGATCATAACCCCTCCAACCGCGAGATAATTTCTTCATCAGTCTCTCTGAATAAAGAGGATCTGGTTTAGAAATGTTCATGTGTACATCTATTACCCTGTAGTAACTTGGGAACATGTTACCTTTTAACCACGAAAGGAAAGCCTTTTGTCTTGGACTCAAAGCCTGTTGTGGTGCTCTAGGATCGTATTGTTCCACACAAGGTAATGAAAATTGACCATTTGTTTGAAGACGATATTTGCGGTGGATTTTTTGTTCTTCCAGCAAACTATTGACATCATCACACCATTCTTTGGCAAACATAGAATACAATTCTGGTACGAAGGGTGTATTCAAAGCATGTCCGGCTCCTCGTTCAATAGCATGATATCTCCATGTTTTAGCATGGGCTTGATAATAACGAAAAGCTGATCTTCGAAGGAGGATGGCTTTTGGATTTTGAACAACTATAAATCTTGGATTGTTTAATTGTTCAAAATTCTTAGGGATAGATCTACCTAGTGCACGATGAGTGTCCTGGATTGACTTTATCTTGTTTGACCGCCATAATTTCAAAGCTTGAGAATCCGAGGCCGTTGGAGTTCTAACGAATTTAGAAAGATATTCAACTTCATTAATGTTTCTCGTCGTTTCAATTGTTAAATGAATACCGACTTCTGCAGCATGGAGTTTAAATCGTTCCACTTCTTCGATAGTATTCAGGCCAAATTTACCACCGCTTTGCCAAATTGTATCATCAGATGTATTTTTAAGAGTGTTGTATTCAAAGAATTCTGTTGGTTTTCTTCCGGTGGTCAAACACCATGCTCGGATTAGACCAGCTTTGAATGCAACTGTGTTAACATTAGAGGTATCACTACCTCCTGTGCTTCCACCTCTATTTTTAGCATGAACATTAGATAAGAAACGGAAATCACTAGTTCCGATCCGTTTGATATCTTGTATCATCTCACTTTCATTTCCCTTTGAGTATCTGAAAGTTTGGAATTGATGCTCATGTTTATTGAACTCATCTTCTGAAACAATTGAGAAATCTCCCAACCAGTTTGAAAATTTTGGTCTTAAATCTTGTCTCCAAGATATATAGACTTTGCCTGGTGGGAGATCGAGATTATTGACATATTCCTCTTGCTGCTTATATTTGAGTTTATTGAAAATCTCGAAATCAATAAAGTCAGCAAGAGGGACAACATTAGCCAATGCCTTGTTTTCAACTAATTTTCTCACATCATGATCAGTTATACTCAAAACCAGTTTGTCATACTCTGGTTCAGTGATTCCTATGATCCAACAATTTTGTCTGGATTCATAAGAAGCTTTGAGCACAGAAGCCATTGCTTCACCATTACCTGATTCATGATCTTTGAATCCTAGTCTCCAAAGTTCAGCACTAACTTGGAATAAGAAAGGTTTGCAAAAAGAGTCAAAAGCGGTGCCATCAGCAATGATGTATCGTCCACCTCTCTCTTTTTGTTTGTCAGCCATTTCTGAATAGATTGCCTCCATAGATTGATTTAAAGGCATATCTATTCCAGCACCATATGAATCCCATGTTCTGCGTTTGTTTCTTTCAATTTGCAGGCATTGATCCATGAAGTAACTGAAGAGATCTTGACTGACCACAGTTCTGACATCCTTTCCTTTTCCTCCGAGATGAGGAGGCAAACATTTTTGGATATCTACCACTTGTGATTTAACAAATGCATGATAGATTTGTACAGGGTATGTTCCGGAAGCCAAATAATCTTGTGCCTTCTTGATCATAACTTTATCGTAGCCTGTATCAAACATTGCTTGCCGTGTCTTGAACCCTTTTTCTCCTATAAAAGGGGTACCAGGAGAATATTTCTTCTTTATGTAATTCAAGACAGAACCCATAGGAACAATATCTGCATCCTTAAATGTCTCTGGATACTGTTCAAAAAGAGCATTCGCAATCTCAATAGCCATATATCGATCTTCTTGGGTTAGATCTGCATATTTTGGCTCGTAGCGATGTTGAGATTTTGCTATGAGTTCAGGATTTTT